GCACATCATTTAGGTAAAAAAATAAAGTTTTTAAAAACTTTTATTTTACCTTTGTCAAAAGTTTCTAAATTTACTGATAAAATAATATCAAATGTTCATTACATAAATCAAAAACATTTTGGATATGATTTACATCATGGTTTTGAATTTGGTGATTGGGGTAATTACAATATATATTCTTCTAAAACTAAAGACAATTATGATTGGCATCATGATATTAGTAGACACCCATTATATGACACTAAATTTACAGTTTTAATTAATTTATCAGAATCAAAATATAATGGAGGAGATTTAAAATTTTTTAACCAAGTAGAATATTCTGCTGATGATTTTAAACCTGGAAGTGTTATTATGTTTAAGTCTCATTTAAATCATAAAGTAACACCTGTGACAAAGGGAGAAAGAAAAACATTTACTATCTTTTTTACAGGGCCTTGTTGGAAATGATTAATTTCAATATTAAAGGAAATTATGAGCATTATTTGAATAGTGTTTAAAATAAAACTGTGATATTAATACTACCAAAATAATAAAAAGCATATATAATGAGGTGCTATGCTTCAGAAACTACAGTTTAAACCAGGTTTTAATAAACAAATAACACAGTCAGGAGCTGAGTCTCAATGGACTGATGGTGATTTTGTTAGATTTAGATATGGACTTCCTGAAAAAATAGGTGGTTGGGAACAATTAACTATTAATAATGAAACTCTTCCGGGTGCAGCAAGAGCTCAACATACATGGACATCTCTAAATGGTGAAAAGTATGCAGCAATTGGAACATCACAAGGTTTGTTTCTATACTATGGTGAAAAGTTTTATGACATTACTCCATTAGATACAGCTATCACTGGAGCTGATTTTGATGCTACAACCGGTTCTCCAACAGTTACTGTAAACAAAACTTCTCATGGATTAACTACTGGACGATATGTAACATTTTCATCAGTTACTGTTCCAACAGGTTCAGGTTATGCATCAACAGATTTTACAGAAAACACATTTGAAATATCAAATGTAACTGCAAATGCTTTTGACATTACAATGCCATCTAATTCTGCAGCTACAACTTCAGGAACCGGTTCAGCACAAATTGATCCTTATGTAGTTGTTGGTCCAACATTTCAAACTGCAGGTTATGGGTGGGGTACATACTTATGGGGTGATTCAACATGGGGAACAGCTAGAACTGTAAGTGATGTGATTCTGGATCCAGGCATCTGGAGTCTTGATAACTTTGGAGAAATATTAATTGCAACTATTCATAATGGTAGAACATTTACTTGGAATGCAGGAGCATCTAATCCAAGAGATAATAGAGCAGCAGTTATGTCAGGTGCACCAACTGCATCAAGATTAACTTTAGTATCAGATAGAGATAGACACTTATTTCATTTTGGAACTGAAACAACTATTGGAGATTCATCAACACAAGATCCAATGTTTATAAGATTTTCAAATCAAGAAGACTATACTACCTATCAACCAACAGCAACTAACACTGCAGGTACATTTAGACTGGATACAGGAAATAAAATTGTAGCGGCTGTTCAAGGTAAGGATTATGTATTTGTATTAACAGACAGTGCAGCATATGTTATTCAATTTGTTGGACCACCATTTACATTTAGTGTTAGACAAGTTGGAACCAACTGTGGATGTATTGGACAAAATGCAGTTAGTTATTCTAATGGTATGATATTTTGGATGTCAGGTGAAGGTGGATTTTTTGTATTTGATGGTACCGTAAAAGCATTACCTTGTTTAGTAGAAGATTTTGTATTCACAACCACAGGAGATAATTTAGGAATTAATTATGATGCATCACAAATTATATATGGTGAACATAATACTTTATATAATGAAGTTACTTGGTTTTATCCTAAATCAGGTTCTACACAAATTAATAGATGTGTTACTTATAACTATGGAGAAGACTGTTGGACAACTGGATCATTAGCTAGATCATCATATGCAGACACAGGTGTATTTAGTGTGCCTTACGCAACACAATATAATTCAACAGCTACACCTAATTTTAGTATTCAAGGAATTACAAATTTATACGGAGCATCAACTTATTATGCTCATGAAACCGGAACCGATCAAATCAATTCATCAGGTACTACTTCTATCAATGCATTTATACAATCTGGTGATTTTGATATTGCGGCAAGACGAAGTGCGTTAGGAGGTACAACTGGACTAGCTGATCTTAGAGGTGACGGTGAATTTATTATGTCTATGAAACGTTTTGTACCAGACTTTCAGGTATTGACCGGTAATTCAAAAGTCACATTATTATTAAATGATTATCCAAGCAATACAGCAGCTAGCTCAAGTCTTGGTCCCTTTACAATTACATCATCAACTGATAAAGTGGATACTAGAGCAAGAGGAAGACTGCTTTCAATTAAAATAGAAAATGATGCCGTAGGTGAAACCTGGCGTTATGGAACATTAAGAGTAGATATAAAACCGGATGGTAGAAGATAATGGCATACACAACACAATACGGATTACCACAAAACGTAGTTAATTATTTAAATCAACAATTACCTACTGCAGATATTTATGGTGGTATTACATCTGTGCCTTTTACATTTGATGATGTATCAGCTGAGCAACAAATCGAGGCTCAGGCATCAGGGACTTTAACCCCAGAACAATTAAGACTTCTATACTTACAACAACAAAGAGGTGGTGGAGAAGGTCGAGATGATGATAATAATATTGATAGAACTAATAATTTAGGAATTAATTCTTTATCTGATTTAACTGAAATGATAAGCACTCCTGGAATTATAGGAGGAGTATTGGCAGGTATTCCTGGTGCAATAATTGGAAGAGGTCTTGGAAATCTTTATGATAATTATCAAAATCAATATACAGATATATTTGGAAGAGTTAATCAAGCAACTCAAGCAGCTATTGCAAGAGAAAATTTAAAAGACTTGCAGGATAGAATGGATAGAGGTGAAGTTGATTTTAGTGGTGGTATTTCCGCAGCTCAAGATGCAGCAAGAGGTGGTTATGCTGGTGGTAGAGGTGGAGATCATGACGGAGGCGCTTCAGCAGGTGCACAAGGTGATGATGCAGCTGGAATGGGTGGTTATTAATGGCTAAAGTAGTTGCATACATACCAGAACCAAAACAAGAATATGATGTAGAAAATCAAAGACAGATATTAGAATCTTTATCTACATTAAAAAATGAATTAAACTTTGGTTATCAAAAAGATTTAAAGGATGAACAAGATACATTTAACTGGTTTATATCATGACAATACAATATAAAAATCAAGGTTTTAATTTAACAACTACAAACTTAACAACTATACTAACTATCAATACTAGTTCTGTAGCATTAGTAAAAAGCATTAGTCTTACAAATGAACATAATAGTAATAATTTAACTGAGATGTATTTACATGATTCTTCTGCATCTGCGGATTATGAATTTTTTCACAAAGATTTAACTGCAGACGCAACAGAACAGGCTGCAGGTCAAGTTTTAAATTTAGAAGCAGGAGATAGTATAAAGGCCCAAACAGAGGTTGCAAATACTGTAAAAGGTGTTATAAGTTATGCATTAATAGACAGATCACAGGAAAACGGATAATGGCACACGACGAAGATATATTAAAAATTAATTGTACAACTCATGTTGTTATTAAAAATAAATTAACTAATAAAGTATATAAAGACGAAGCAGAAAGAGATGCGGATATCAACGACCCTAACACAGCTACAACTGCAGATCATATACAACAAGATCTAACAGTTGAAGTATCACCAAAAGGTCTTGAAGCGCTAAAGAAAGTAATGAGCAAGAATGACAAAAAATCCTAGAGGCGGAACAGAATTACAATTTGAATATTTAAGAAAATACGTTGATCCAAAGTTACTGGATCAAGTACAAATCACAACATCTGTACCAGAAAAGATTCCATTACATCCAACGAAGTTAAATATACTTTGGCAAAAGAATTCATATGATCAACCGAATCTGGCACCATGGTTCAAGGATAAATCTAATCATAGTAAATATGATTGGTATGTATTTAATTCAAATTGGAATTATGAAAAATTTAGAGATCATTTTGATATACCATGTGAAAGATCAGTAGTCATTAAAAATGGTATTGACAATATAAAACCTAGAGATCAAAAAATAGAAGGCAATAGAAAAATAAAAATAATACATCATTCAACACCATGGAGAGGTTTATCTGTATTGTTAGGTGCAATGCAATTAGTAAAAAACCCTAACGTACAACTCGATGTTTATTCTTCTTGTGAAGTATATGGTCAAGCATTTGCAGAAGCAAATGATAAACATTATGAAGCTCTTTATGATCAAGCAAGGAAATTACCTAATGTAAATTATATTGGATATAAACCTAATGAATATATAAAAGAACATTTAAAAGATTATGATTTATATGTTTATCCATCTATATGGGAAGAAACATTTTGTATATCAGCATTAGAGGCTATGGCTGCAGGTTTGTATTGTATAGTTACAAACTATGGAGCGTTATATGAAACATGTGCTGAGTTTCCAATGACAATACCTTATTCAGATAACTATCCAAGTTTATCTTATAAATTTGCTGCAGGTATAGATATGGCTGTGGATGCTATAAAAACTCCCGGTATTCAAGAACACTTAAGAGAACAAATAAAATATGTAAATAGATTTTACGATTGGAAAGTAAAAGGAGCATCTTGGACAAGATTTTTGAAAGGAGCACTTAATGCAAAATAATGAACCTATCTGGTTTAATAATAATCAAAACAATCAAGAAATAAAAATACAACCTTCTAAAAAAATTACAAAAATATTTGTAGCTATTCCATGTCATAGTGAGATTAGTATTCATACTTGTCAATCACTATTAGTATTACAACAAGAGTGTATGCAAAAAGGAATGTTAGTTAGTTTTAGTTTAATGAAATCATCATTGGTTCAACAAGGTAGAAATTTATTAGTAGCTGAATTTATGAATGCTGCTGAAAAATATGATTATTTATTATTTATAGATTCAGATATAGACTTTCAATCTAAAACTATATTTACAATGATAGAAAAAGATAAAGATCTTATTGCATGTCCATATCCAATGAAGTCATTTGATTGGGATAAAGCATGGAGAAGATTAGAAAAAGAAGCTTTAGATGAAGCAGATCACCTATCTAAATCAGGATACACCTTTCCAATAAAAGTAAGTAATAAAAATGAAATTAGAGTTACTAATGGTGTAGCAGAAGTATCACATGCACCTACTGGATGTATGTTGATTAAAAGATCATTAATAGAAAAAATGATGGCACATCACCCTGAATTAAAGATTAATCAACCAACTATTGTTAATGGTAAAGAGGTATTTAAAGAGAATTTTTATAATTTATTTGACTGTATACATGATCCGGTAACTAAAGAATTCTTCGGTGAAGACTTTGGGTTCTGTAAGAGATGGACTGAAATGGGTGGTAAAGTATATGCTTATATCATGGACTACATAACCCATACAGGAGAGTATCAATATTGTGGTAGACTTTGGGATGAATTACAGTATACTAAACGTATTGACGAAAAAGCTAAAAAATAATAAAGTCAATAATTACAGGTTTTTTACCTGCCTTAAACTAGTTTAATTAAATTATGGCAATAAATAGATCACTTATGGAACGTCAATTAAGAATGGGTGGAGGTATCATGAACCTTGAACCTAGACAACAATACGGATTAGGAAGCTTTGTAAAGAAAGCTGTTAAAGGTGTTACCGGCGCTGTTAAAAAAGTAGCAAGTTCTGATTTAGGTAAAGCTGCAATAACAATAGGTTTAGGTATGTATGCGGGTGGTCTTGGTCCTTTTGCACAAGGAAGCACTATGTTTGGAGGTAGACTAGCTGGATTAAAAGGTGCGGGATTTTTAAAAAATTTACCTGCTATTACAGGTGAAGGTGGAATATTAAAAGGAATCACTGAAAACTTTCCTGGAGGAGGAATGGGCCTAGCTACGACAGTTGCAGGTCTTACAGGTTTTTTATCAGCTCAAGGAAAAACTGAAGAAGAAATAGCAGAGATTAAACAAAACCCTGAAGTATTAGGTGGATACCTAGAACAGTATTATAGAAATTTAAATCCACCAACAGCAGATACTAATTCTCAAGAATATGAAGCTCAAGTATCTAATTTTGTACAAAGAAATTTAAAAGCAGATGGTGGTAGAATGGGATTTGCAAATGGAACTGAAGAATTTGTAGATACTACAACTTCTGCTTATGGAGATGCAGGTAAAGGAAGACCTGTTCCAGATTTTTTAAAACCTCAAAAAACTTTAAAAGAAAATTTACAATTTTTAAATGAAATAAAAGGTGGTATGTCTCCTAGAAGCACAACATACATGCTTAAAGAATATTTAGATAAAGCTCTTAAAAATAAACAGATCACAAAAGAAAAATACAATAAGATGCTAATGCCATTTTTTGGTAAAACAGGTGAGCGTGTTACTAAACAAATAGAAGCATATGAAAACTTTGCTAATGGGGGTAGAATAGGTTTTGAAGATGGAACTTATTTTGATGAACAAACTACAAATGTAACAGGTAAAGAAACAACAGGACCTATGCCTGGTGGTAAGACCCCACAAATACCTGAAGAAGAATTTTTAAAATATCAACAGTTTAAAGAAAACAAAGTTGTACCTGTATCATCAGATTCTAAACCAGAATATGGAACAAAAGAATATTTTAAACAAAACTTAGATAACCTAGATTTAGAACAATATATAGAAAAACCATTTTTATTAAATCCATTTAGTATTGGTCTAATTGAAGACCGTTTAAACAGTTTTGAAAAAGTAGGTGGAGATAGCTCTAGATACAGAAATCTTTATGAAAAGATAAAACAAGAGAATACAAAGTATTTTCAAAGTTTGTCTGAAACAGAACAAAAAGCTTATATAGATAGACACAGAAAATCATTAGAAACAGATGTAGGATTAGGTATTTTACCAGGACAAGAAGAACTTGGTATATTAGATATACAAAAAGAAAAAGGTATTCCACAACCTAAAAAAGATCCTTTTGATACTGAAGGATTTAAAAAATATAGAATGGATGCTGCAACAGGAGGCAGAATGGGTTATGCTTTTGGT